TAATAGAAAATTTCATGCTTCGTGGACCTATCTCAATAGTTCAGTTATGAGTTGGATACACGGATCACAAACTCATATCTATCAAGAATTTAATAATAACCCAAACGAAGCACAAAAACTGCAAGGTGATCAAGATTGGATATGGAAAACCAGCAAGGATCGTATAAAGTTTTGGCCCATAGAATGGATTCAAAGTTACAAATGGGAAATTCGCAGTCGCGAAGAACTGGTGTTGAAGGACGGTAAACGAAACTTCAAGTCAGTGATCAATCCAAAAATTCCAATCAATTGCAGTGTTTGTGTATTTCACGGAGATCCAAATCCTCACGATGTTTTAGATCCGTATGTAGTTGACAACTGGCGGTGATTGTGCTATAATAATAGCATGACTACTATTACCCCCGAAGCATTACGCACTCTGCTTCTTGAAAACGAGTGTGTTGTTGAATTTACCAAAGTCAACGGCGAGACTCGAGCTATGCCCTGTACACTCAAGGCAGAGCTCATTCCTGCTCCTACTCCCCATATTAGTAACACAGACAATCCCGTTGACTTTCCCAAAGTTAAAAAAGAAAATCCTAATGTTATGAGTGTTTGGTGTTTAGATAAAAAGGAATGGCGATCCTTCCGTATCGCCAATGTGATCTCAGCGAAAGTAAAAGATGAAACTAACACAGTACAGTCGTAATCGTATCCTAGAAACTTTTAACCGCTGGAATGTACCTAAAGAGTTTGCCGAGCCAATGTACAATTATCTTGTTCATGGGTTTAGTCCGGGCGGATGTTTTACCGCGGTGCTAGCCAATGACTTTCACCGTGCTATACGTAGCAGTCATCCTGGCAACACTGTCGAAGCATTTAAGGCTCTGTCTGGTTGGATAGATGAATGCATACCTCCCGAAACAAAAGGTAACTATAATAATGTTGAAGTTTGGTGCAGTCTACCTGCAGATGTTCGTAGATCAATATTAGAAGACTGCGAAATAATCTATACTGAGCAACAAGAAATTATGATGGCTCTGCAAAGTAAACCCACAGTTGAACCTGTCTTTTTTTAATGAAAGAAACTATGATTAAACGCATAGGCTTTGCCTGCAAATGGATCAATGATCCTGAAGAAGTCAACGGCATGAAGATCAATGCCAAAGACCGTGACTTAAATACTGGTGCTACTACAGTTAGGTGGTTGCGTGAACATCCCCAAGAAGCAGAACAGCGACTTTGGGACTTGATGAAACGAAATATTGATGCCTGCACCAAGTTGGTGGCCAGGGTAGGAACACTAGATGAAGATCTTAGAATGGTACGACTCAGCAGCGATATACTGCCTGTATACACTGAGCCTAGTTGGAAGTGGTTTTGGCGGCAGCCCGATGTTAGAGCCTATGCAGAAACAGCATTTAGAACAGTGGGAGATTTGGCTCGCCAGAACGGTGTTCGCCTGTCTTTCCACCCTGGTCAGTTTTGCGTGTTGGCATCTATCAACCCTGGTATTGTAGAACGAAGTATCGAAGAGTTTGAGTATCATGTGGACATGGCTCGCTGGATGGGCTATGGCAAGACGTTTCAAGACTTTAAGATCAATGTGCATATCTCGGGTAAGCAAGGTCCACAAGGTGTTCGTGATGCTCTAAGCAAAATGACACCCGAAGCCCGTAACTGTCTTACCATTGAGAATGACGAAATGACCTGGGGCATTGACTCTAGCATTGAGTTGGTCAAGGACTGTGCCCTGGTCATGGACATACATCATCATTGGATTAACTCTGGAGAATATATTGAAGCAACTGACGACCGTGTTAAGCGGATTATTGATAGCTGGCGTGGCGTTCGCCCTGTTTTACATTATAGTGTTTCACGGGAAGACTGTCTTATTGACCATCCCGGACATATCCGTCCCAATCTTTCGACCCTCTTAGAGCAGGGCTACAAAAAACAAAAGCTCAGAGCACATTCAGAATTTTACTGGAATACAGCAGTAAATGAATGGGCACTGAGCTTTCGAGACTCGTTTGACATCATGTGCGAAAGCAAGGCTAAGAATCTATCCAGCTTTGCACTCTATGAACAAAGTCTTAAGCAGCCGGCTTTACTTTTGGCTTAAGTGGTGCTTTTGGCTTAGGTGGTGCTTTTGACGTTGCAGTCTTTGGAGCAACAGGCTTTTTGGCAACCTGTGGCTTTTTAGGTGCAGGCTTTTTAGCAGGTGCTTGTTCAACCACAGCCGCTGGAACAACTGCTTCTGCCTCAACAACCACTGCTTCAACTACAGGCGCAGGTGCTGCCTCAACAACCACTGCCTCAACTACAGGCGCAGGTGCTGCCTCAGCTTTATATGGGGCTTCCGCAGTTTGTTCTGCTGGCTTGGCGCCAAATAGTTTCTTTAATAAATCGATCATACTAAATCTCCTTAGGAATTTATTTAGCGGTAAATACATATATGGAATTTAAATTCATTCAAAAGTTTATAATCGAAGGCAAAAAAGACAAACTCATACAGTTGACACTGCCCTACGACCCCGATGAGTTGGCGCCAATAAAATCCAAAGAAACTATAGATTATCACTACGGTACACTATATAAAGCCTATGTTGATCGATACAACAAGGGCGAGGGTGATGACGATTTCAACGAAGCTGGTGCGTTTTTACACAATATCTATTTTGGTCAATTACAAAAACCAGAAGGTGCCAATAGACCCTATGATGCTATTTTACAGTTTATAGAAAAACATTTTGATACATTTGATCGTTTCAAAGAAGAATTTGAAAAAACTGCTATGACAATACAAGGCAGCGGGTGGGCATACCTAGCTCGAGATGGCAAGATCAAAACCATTGCGAATCACGAAATTAGAAATGATATTGTGCTGTTAGTAGATTGGTGGGAACACGCTTGGGCTTTAGACTATCAGGCTGATAAAAAAAGCTATTTGAAAAACATATGGAAGCTAATAAACTGGAGAGTAATCAATGGCGTACTCGGACAAAGTAATCGATCACTATGAAAACCCACGTAATGTAGGATCATTTGCTAAAGATGATCCCAACATAGGCACAGGTATGGTCGGTGCTCCGGCATGCGGAGATGTAATGAAATTACAGATAAAGGTAGACAATGATACAGGTCTTATTACAGATGCAAAATTTAAAACGTATGGCTGCGGATCGGCTATCGCGAGTTCGAGCCTCATTACAGAATGGGTCAAAGGAAAAACCCTCGACCAAGCCGGAGCAATTAAAAACTCCGAAATCGCCGAAGAACTAGCCCTACCTCCAGTAAAGATACACTGTAGTATTCTAGCAGAGGATGCAATCAAAGCAGCCGTAAATGATTACCGTAACCGACACAGCCTGTAAAAGAATTAAGCAAACACTTGCCAAACGTGGCAAGGGTGCGGGTATTCGAATAGGTGTTAGAACTACAGGGTGTAGTGGGTTGGCCTACGTATTAGAATACGTAGATGACTACAAACCCGAAACTGGAGTAACTAATTTTGCTCAAGATGGTTTTGTTGTTTTGGTAGATGCCAAAAGTCTAGTGTATCTAAAAGGGATAACTATGGATTGGGTTCGCAATGGGCTCAATGAGGGATTTGACTTCGTCAATCCCAACGAACGTGATCGATGCGGTTGCGGTGAAAGTTTTAGAGTTTAGAAATATCTAGATCAGCGTCAGCGGGCATATCCCAGATTTTCTTGTGATCTACTCCTGTTCGCTGCGCAAATCTCTTGATATCGCACCCAGAACAACAATGAAAGTAGTTGTTATTCAACCGTTTTCTATCTATATTTTTTAGATCTCTTTCAAACACTGCATCACAGTCATCACACTTTAAAGTCACAACGGTTTTTGTCCTGGTATAACTGTGTTGATTGCCCAGTTTACTGAACCTAACATATTGATTTTTCTGCGATCTGGTCTGTATGAACATCTAGTATTTACATTAGGCTTATAAAAACTTTGGATAAATATTATCGATATCCAAACACATAGGATCTGCTATGGCAAGAAAAATTATTAATATTGGTGCAATTGGCAACGACGGCACCGGCGACAGTATCAGAGACAGTTTTAGATCTGTCAACGACAACTTTAGAGAACTCTATAGTTCACTAGGACTAGGTGAAAAACTCACATTCATAGGTCTAGATGATACACCCGAATCATTTCCTAACGATTATGAAAATGCGTTGGTTGTGATCAATGATACCACAGATG